TGAGGGACAGGCAGAATATAATTATACTGCTGATACTACAAACTATCCAACTGACATCAGTGATATATTAGAAATTTATGTTAGAAATAACACAACAACTACAGCTCCCGTAGATACTGCTTTATCTAAAATAAGTAGATCCACTTATTCCGCTTTACCCAATAAATTAGCAAAAGGAACTCCTTCACAGTATTATTTTCAAAGACAAGCATATGTATATAATGCAGCCGGAACGGTAACCGCTTCTCCAAATTTATTTTTATATACAACACCTAGTTCTAGTTTTTCTGGAGCAAGTTATCTCGTTCATTTTTATTATATGGGAAAAATAGAAGATGCTGGTGCTTATACAAATACTTCTGATACAATATTTAGATTTTATCCAGCTTTAACTGCTGGATTAGCTTATTATTTAAGCATGAAATATTCACCCGACCGAACAGCAGATTTAAAATTAATTTATGAAGATGAAATGCTTAGGGCAATGAAAGCAGATGGTGAACAAACATCAATCTATATTACACCACAAACATTTTATGGAGATGGAGTATAATGTCAGGAGTTTTTGCTAGAGGTAAAAGATCAATGTCTATTTCTGATAGATCAGGAATGGCATTTCCCTATAGTGAAATGGTCAAAGAATGGAATGGTTTTTTAGTTCATTATTCTGAATATGAACCCAAACAACCTCAATTAGATCCACGATTCCATGGAGGAGATCCTCAAGCATTAAGAAATGCAAGACCACAACCTGCAGCTAAAACAAGTTTAATTATGTTAAGTAATAATCCTTTTGAAACTATTAAATATGGAGGAAGTACTTTTGTAAATGTTTATTCAATTGATCATCAAAGATCAACTAGTGATACAGTAAGATTCAGAGGACCTCCGGTAGTTACAAGCACAGGTTCAGGAGGAGCCGATGGATATAATAAACAACAGTTTGCAACTATACCTACATTTGATAATGTAAGTGATATTAGCGCGGCAGCTGGATTTACAATTACAGTTGGAAAGAAAAATTCAGACGGCAGTGTAACTACAGCCGCAGGCACTTTAGGTGAACCAGAAAATTATTTTTATTTCACAAGTACAAGTACAGCAACAAGTGGTAGTATAAATGGAGGCGGTGATTATTGTTCAGCAGGACCTGTAACATTATCAGTCGTAAACGCATAACATGGCATATACTTTAACAAATTTACAAACCGATATTAGAAATTATACGGAAGTAGGAAGTACTGTTCTTAGTGATAGTGTTTTAGAAAGAATCATTAAAAACGCTGAACATACTATTTTTAGGGCAGTCGATGTGGATGATGAAAGATTTTATTCTACTTCAAACTGTATTATTGGAAATAGATACGTTAGTATTCCAGCTGAGTGTCGGGTAATTAGATATGTTCAATTATTAAATGATAATGTGAGTCCTAATGTTCAAGTTTTTTTAGAACAAAGAGATACTAGTTTTATGGCGGAATATTATGATACTCCTTCTACTTCATCTACTTCTCTTCCTAAATATTGGGCCAATTGGGACGAAGAATATTGGGTGGTTGCACCTACTCCCGATACAGCTTACGAAATTACCATGGCTTTTAATAAAGAACCTCCTAGCCTTACAGATTCTAGTGTATCTACAACTGGAACCTATGTATCTAATAAATATCCTGATTTACTTTTGTATGCATGTCTGGTAAATACATATGGATACTTGAAAGGTCCACAGGATATGTTACAATATTATAAAGCGGCCTATAAAGAAGCTATAGAATCGTATGCAATCGAACAAATCGGTTTCAGACGCAGAAGCGAATATGGCGATGGAGTCATTCGCGCTCAAATAATCTCAAAATCTCCATCAAGTAATTAATTATAAAGGAGGATAAATAAATGGCAAACGTAATACCTTATGCATTTCGGGGAGAGTTATTCTCGGGAACACATGATTTTTCATCTGGAGGAAATACTTTTAATTTCGCGCTTTATACAGCGAATCCTTATGATACGGCGAGCACAGCTTATTCAGCAACTAATGAACAAAGTTCAGCGGGTGGCAGTAATTATACTGCTCGAGGAAATGCTTTGGGAAGTAACGCCGTTGCTTATTCAACAGCTGTTGCATCTTGTGATTTTGCTAATACTGAATGGACATCAGCAACAATCAGTGTGGCTTATGGAGCAATTTTTAATACTAGTGCGAGTGATAAATTATGTGTGGTTCTAGATTTTAGTGGAACTAAAACTTGTACCAATGGTACATTTACAGTTTCATTCCCTAGTCCATCGACACCGGCGGATGCAATTATAAGCATGGCTTAAGGAGAATAAAATGGCTTTGGTAATAAACGACAGAGTAAAACAAACTAGTACAACTACTGGTACAGGAACAATAGATCTATCAACTTCAGCTGCAGCAGGCTTTGAAACTTTTGTTGCAGGAATTGGAACAGGTAATACAACTTACTATACAATTTTTAATCAAGGGACAACAGAATGGGAAGTTGGCCGTGGAACAGTAACAGATGCAACACCCGATACGCTTGCAAGAACTGCGGTTATATCCAGTTCTAATGGAGATGCAGCAGTTGATTTTGCTTCGGGCACTAAAGATGTATTCTGTACTTTACCAGCAAGTAAAGCTGTTTATTTAGACGCAAGTGGAAATACAGTTAACGCAGCGGGTCAAGGCTTTGCGATTGCAATGGCCGTCGCATTATAGGAAAAAATTATGGCACAAGATTTTAGAAACACATTAGCAAGAGTTATTGGAACAGGCGATACTACTATATTAGCTGGCGGAAATTATGATGCAGTTATAGGAATTAGATGTTGTAATGTTGTAGCAACAACTATTTTAGTTGATGTTAAAATTGCAAAAGGCGGAGCTGATTACTTTTTAGCAAAAGGAGTTAATATTCCACCTAATTCAGCTATCGAATTGATCCAAGGCGGAGCAAAAATTGTTTTAGCGAGTACTGATACATTAGAAGCAGTTAGTGATACCGCAAGTTCACTAGATGTTGTTTGTTCATACATCGATACAATTAGTTCTTAGGAGGAATTATGACGGCAGTAATTAATGGAATCCAATATATTGGAGGGCAATTCTCTCCAAATGAATTTATACCTAATCAAGCGGCAACGATTGATGGAACTCAAACAATAGAAAGTGGAGTTCTTGCAGGACCTATTGTTATACCGGGTACAGTAACAGTAACAGGAACATTGGTAATAGTTTAATGAGCAAAATAGAAGTAGATAAAGTAGATCCACAATCAGGAACAGCCCTAGAAATTGGTACTTCAGGAGATACAATTACTGTTCCAACAGGAGCAGGATTAACAGTTACCGATGAAGTTAAAACTAATAAAATTTCACCTGCTACAGGTACTGCTTTTGCACTAGGAGATTCAGGAGATACTTTTACTGTTCCATCAGGAGCAACAATAGTTAATAGTGGAACGGCAACAGGGTTTGGCGCTATAGCTTGGCAGTCTGTTACAACAGGAACAACTTTAACAGCCGTTGCAGGGAGAGGGTATCCAATTAATACAACTTCAAACGCATGTACGGTTACATTACCTGCTTCAGCTTCAGTTGGAGACCAAATTATATTTACAGATTATAATAGAAATTGGGGAACAAATGCAGTTACTTTAGATATAAACTCTTTAAAATTTCAAAAAGGAGATATAGATGCTGTCTATGAAACTTCAGGAGAAACTGTCCATATTGTTTATATAGATGCAACAGTAGGTTGGGTTCCACTTTTTGATGGAGAAGTAATCGATAAAGCAAGTGTAGCTACTGGTGGAACAGAAACATCTTATTCAGGTTATAAAGTACATACTTTTTTAACATCAACAGAAAACTTTGTTGTTACTGCTGAAACTCAAATGGATATTATGATAATTGCTGGTGGCGGTGGTGGCGGTGGTTGGCACTCTGGAGGGGGAGGAGCTGGAGGAATGATTGTAGCTTCTAACCAAACGATTGCTGTAGGAACTTACTCTATTGTTATTGGTGCTGGTGCAACTGCAACACTTTATGTTGGAACTAATGGAGTTGATACAACTGGTTTTGGTGATACTT